TTTCCATAATCTTTTTTAAGATTACATCTACTGCTTTTTTAGCTATCAATCCTTGTAACATAAAACTCCTTTAAAATTTAAAATCATCTCTATTAAAAATGTGCTTATCTATTAATATTATTCCACCAAAAAAGAATACACAGAAGCCTATTGCAAATAAGAAGATTTTAATCACTACAATCATCCCATTTCTTTAAATCAAGCATAGGTAATGGCTTTTCTATAAGATGGTCTTTAAGCTTATCATTTTGAATAGCTACCTTATTTCCACCTTTTATAAATGGTTTCCCATTATTACAGCCTACTTCATATATAAATAAAATTGTTTTCCAAAGCCCTACACGAATTACCCTGGCAGGGCGACCATCAAAAATGACTGTGTCGTCAGTATTTAAATCGTCACCTAAAAATATTTGTATAGCACTTATTCCAGATTCTATAGTTTTACGAGCAATTAATAAAACAAAAGCTGTAGCAATCATCCAACCATACTGACCTATTAATGCTTCTATAGCTTGTTGTTCCATTATTCTCCATAATTTATCCTTTTATGAGTTCTCCCCATAAAGAGGTTTTACCATCTATAATCTGTATAATATGTACTGTAAATAAACCTTTTTCAAAAAAATCTACTATGGCAAAAGCATGAGCCCAGTTAATTCTTCTATTGTCAAGCCAAGCATTTTTATCAGCCGACATATCTTTGAGACACCCAATACTCCAAGCTGACTTAGCACCATCCATGTGTGTGGCAGACATCTGCTGTAAATCGTGCCAATGACCATACATAACATTGCAACCTAACTTTCTCAGGTGGTTAGCTGTATGATATTGACCACCATACTGATGACCATGATAAAAATATAATTTTCCAATTTTTAAATGCCTTCCAAATTCGTAGTATTTATATCCTCTTTCTTTAAGGTTTACTGCATTTCTAAATTTATATTTAGGAACATAAGGATATTTATCTACTAAAGTATTAAGCCAATTATCGTGATTCCCTTCAGTTATATATTTCTCATCACAATTTGCTTTATCCAGGGCTTCATCAACTTGATCCATACACTTGTTGACATCATCAACTTCGGCATCCATATCTGGTAACATAAATTCTAAAGGTGGAGCTTTCTTTCTTGCATACTTCCAATGAGAAAAAGATTCCCATTCACCTATATCACCTAAATCTACATATATATCTGGTCTTACAATCTCTATTGTTTTACACAAGACATTAATACTTGGTTGGTCATGTAAAGGGAAGTGTTTATCAGGAGTAACTATTGCTCTTTTAATAACACCTTTACTTCTCATATAACTCCATTTTTAATTAATAAAATATGCAAACAATGTACTGAATAAAAAAACAATGGTTGCTCCAATGCCTTTTATCCAGGATATTGATACCTCATTCTTTCTAACCCTACCATTTAGTTTTTCTAAATGATTATTATTAGCTTCTACTTTTTCTTTAATGTATTCTAAATGTGTTACTACTAAATCTCTATAATCTTTAACATGGCTATTTTTTGGCACTTGCTAACCTTTCACTTAATTCTTTAGCTCTGTTTGGTGTTTGTTTAGCCCATAAGGAATCAAGCATTTCAACAGAAGCTTCTTCATATTGTTCAGTTTCTAATAAATATATTGTCTTTTTAAATTTACTAAATCCAGAAATACCCATTTGATAACACATATTAGTTACCACACTTTTAACTTCTTCTGGACTATTTTTAAACCAACCAAAAGTTGCTATAATACCTTCAAGTAGCCCCTTTATTTTTCTCATAAGGATTAGCTCTGCTATATCCTCATCTAATATTAAATCTTTTACAGCGAATCCCCATCCAATTGTAAGATGCCCCTCTGTGCACCGATATGGTGTACTTCTAAATCCTTCGTGTTCTTTTATTTCATCTATTATTGATTTCATATTTTATAGTAGGGGGTGGTTACCCACCCCCTTTTATAATAAGCAGATTAAGAATAATAAATTATGCTTCGTAATCCACTAAAGCAACGATTCTTCTATCACCTGCTGAATCACTATTTTTAACTGCTCCACCATAAACAGACTCACAAGTTACTAACCAAGATAGGTAAGCATGACGATAAGTTGCAGTTATTTTAGATTTCTTAGAAAATGCATAGTATAATGCAGATTCATGAATAGCATAACCATAAACTATATCGTTATTATTTGTTCCATCTGTTTCAAGATCAGCTACTGCTTTAATACCTTTAGTAGCATCAGCACTTACATCTGCTCCAGAAGCATCCATGTAAGGAGATTGAGCTACCCATACTGGCATACCAAGTAAGTTACCTGCATTACCAGTAGAACCAAATCCTGCACCTAAAGGAGCACCTTGTGTTCCTTGTGCATATTCAGTTAAAGCATTTAAAGATGAATACATTTTAGGAGATAATACTAAATTCCAACCATCAGTTGAACCAGTTTCACCTAATATAATAGCCATCAATGAAGTTAGATTTGCTTGAGACAATGTACTACCAGTTGTTTGCACATGAATAGATGTATCAGCATCAGCACCAACAGCACCAGTTGCACTTGCAAGTAAGCCTTGCAGATTATTAGCTACTAAATAATGTAGATAATTATCAAACCCTCTTGCAGATGCATAGGCTAATTGTTTAACATATATATTCATAAGATCATAACTTGATTGCACATTAACAATATCTGGAACATAGACAGAAGCTACATTATATTCAGAAATTGTTAAATCAGTTTGCTCAGAAGTCATACTTCCACCAGAATCTGTATCAGGAGCAATCTCACCACCTTGTGTAAAAGCAGATAAAGAAGGCACACCGATATGTGGTAAATGTATAACATCACCATGTGATGCAACATCTGGAGATAAATCAATACCAACATTGTCCATCATTATTGTTTGTTTAAAGACATCTTCAATAGCCTGTCCCCAAACTTCAGGGATAAACTGATCAGCTACATTTGCAGTAACTGCACCAGTACCACCACTTTGTACATTAACATCCATTGGATCTGTAAAAGCCATGTTTAAAGTCCTTTATTGACCACTCTTTCAACTCCTAAAAGGCTTCATTTTGAGTGGCTCTGGATTAATTTCCAGGTTTATATTGTTCTACAATGTTTTTCCAATTTTTCCTTTTTTCATCAGCAGTCATTTCACTAAATGATTTTTCTGGTGTCCTTTGTCTTGGATTACCAGGAACTTCAGGAGCATTGGTTTTAACACTATTAATTTTATTAGTTACAAATTCAAGAGTTTCTAAACTTAATGTTTTTAGATACTCATGTTCACCTTCAGGATGTAATTGTATAAGAGATGCTTTTTTGCTTTCTTCATACTTAGCCCATTTTTCAGCATTTGCCTGTAAGCCCTCAATTTGAGAAGATTTTTCTTCATACAAAGTTTTATATTCTTCTTTCTCTTTGAGTTCAGCTTCTTTTTGTATTTGGAGCTTTTTTTCTAATTCAGCTACTCTGCTCTCTGCATCCTGAGCTCTTTTTCTATACTTCTTGCTTTCTGCAATATATTGCTCATTAGAGCTATCTTGAACAACTTCTTTAGCAGAACTTTCACTAACTGTTTCTGTCTCTACTTTTGGTTCTTCTTGAATCATACTGACTCCTAATTAGTTAAAATTACTATAAAACCTGCTTAAAAAATATAAAATAATATTGAATAAAACAATAAAATTTAAGGTTTTTTTGAAAAAAACTTTAAAAATCGTTGTTTTTATGGTATAAACATCCTTATTTTAAATGGGTTATATTATCCACTATGAATAATGTTGATGTAGAATTTAAAAACAATTGGTTTGACTTTATGGGGTATAAACCTCATGTTGGTCAACATAAGCTACACTTTCCTGAAAAAAACGATAGCAGGTTTGTAGTGGCTGTTTGTGGTAGACGATGGGGAAAGAGTTTGTCAGCTTCTATGGAAGCTTCTACAGTATTAGCAAAAGAGAATAAAAGAGTTTGGGTAGTAGCCCCTACATATGATCTGTCAGAAAAAATATTTAGAGAAATTTGGCATCATATGGTAGTTAATAAAGGAATGCAAACAAAAAGAGCTTCTTTTAAAGAACAGTTTATTGAATTTGAATGGGGTTCTGTTTTAGAAGGAAAATCTGCTGACAGACCTGATTCTTTAGTTGGTGAGAGTTTGGACTTGCTTATAATTGATGAGTGTGCAAAGGTTAAGAAGAATATATGGGAAATGTATTTAAGACCTACACTATCAGATAGAAAAGGCAGGGCTATTTTTATAAGTACCCCAGAAGGTTTTAATCATTTATATGATTGGTATCTAATGGGACAAAAAGATAATAACTGGTATTCCTTTAGATCACCATCTTGGGAAAACGATGTTGTATTTCCTGATGGAGAAAATGATGAAGATATACAAGAAGCTAAAAGAAATGTTACTAAAGAAATATTCGACCAGGAGTATAAAGGATTATTTACCTCTCTTTCAGGCAGGGTGTACTCTTTTGATAGGGCTGTTGATATGGGGAATTTTCCTTACAATCCTAACTTACCAACTTATTGTAGCATAGATTTTGGTTATAGAATGCCATCTGTAGGATGGTTTCAAACATATAGAATTAATGGTGAGTGGCACATCAATATGATAGACGAAATAAGCCACAAAACAAATATAAAGACAGACCAATTAGCTAATGAAATATTAAGTAAAAGATATAATATTACAAGATTCTTTGGTGACCCTGCTTCAAAGCAAGTTCAAGGTCAATCTGGATTAGGTGATTGGGAAATATTCAGGAGAAAAGGTATTTATGTTGAATCAGTCAGAGATAGAGTGAGTAGAAGTATAGCATCAGGAATAACTCATGTTAGAAGCTTTATTGAAAATGCTA